GCCCGTGCCGCCGCCGCCGAAGCCGGAGTCGGTCTTCCACTTTTGTGGACCGACATGCTCAAGGACGAGAAGATCAAGGTCGCCAAGATCAAGGCCGGCAAGACCAGGTCATTTTGTGTCGCCCCGGTCGATTTCAACATGTACATCCGCATGCTGTATCTCCCGTTCACCGACTTCCTCATGGCGAACAGGGATCTCTACCCCATGCAGATGGGCATCGACCCCGAGTCCACCGAATGGAACGACCTGGCCGCGCGGGTCACCGAGTTCAGCGGAGACGCCCGCGTCCTCGATGCCGACCATCGGAACTTCGACGGTTCGATCCACGCCGTGTGGTGGCCGACGTTCTCTGAGGTAGTCTCCGATTGGGCAGCTCTCGACGCCCGGGGTCCATCTCATATGTACAGCCGCCACCGCCGCGCACGGCGTGTCCTCGCCGCCCAGCTCGTCAATAGGCTCACTCTTGCTCTCTCTATCTTGTACTACGTGTACATGGGCAACCCATCTGGCGTGGCGTGCACCACCACTTTCAATTCGTGGGTCCATGCCGCCTACTGGCGCCTGGCCTGGGCTCGGTATGTCTTCGGCCAGACCGGACTCCGCACCATCCACTCCTTCGATGGTAAATTCCGGGACCAGAACTACGGCGACGACCTTCTCATGGCGATGAGAGCCACGCTCACGGAGCTCGAGGGTCTTCTCGCCGAGATGGCAAAACTCGGGTTGCAACTCACCGCTGGCGACAAGAACGGCCCCCCCCGGCTACGCCACATCGACGAGGTCTCGTTCTTGAAGCGGTCGTTTCGCAAACACGAGTATGACGGTAACGTCTACGGTGCTCTCGACGCCGACTCCATCTACGGCATCCTCCACTTCGTCACCCGGGGCGTCGCCTACCCTCAGGCCATGCAGGAGAACCTCATAACAGCGCTCCGCTGCGCCGCGTTTCACGGATCCGAGTTTTACAACTCGCTGGTGGCCCGACTTACGTTTCTCCCGTCCAGCTACTGGCTCCCCTCCTACGACGAGATCCTCCTGGTCATCTTCTACCATTCGTTCGATGACGTACCCCCCGTTGGACCACAGGCGCCCTTCCCCTCGGTCCCCGCCGAGGACCCGGCTGTCCTGGACCTCGCCCGCTCCATGCGAACCGCTCACCAACTTCACTTGGTCACGTGTGGTGCGTGCCAATGTGATGAGCCCTGCCCGCTACTTTTCGACCGTTTCAAGAAGCTCCAGGCGCCCCTATTCACGCCCCTCCGTGCTTCCCCAGGTCGGGTCGCTGTGGTCGCCCAATCCACCCTCCCACCCCCTTTTGACTAAATTTTCTCTTTAGCTCTCCCCGTTTCGCCCCCTAAGGACGAACCGAGGTCCCCAGCATTTCGCTGGTTAGTCTTTACATAAAAAAAAAAAAAAAAAAAACGAGAACGGAAGAACACACACCCGAACTCCAGCCAAAACACAAACCCCAATCCC